AAAAGGTGGTTTACCAAAACCAAGAGCTCATTCAAGCTTTAATACCGCGATTAAAGAAAATACTTCTAACTCTGAACTACAAGTTCTTAGAGAAAAAAATGAGGAGTACAGAAAAGCACTTAATATCTTTAGAAATAAATTAAATGAGGTTGCAATTTTCAATTCAAACTTGGCTTACGCTACACGTTTGTTCACTGAACATTCAACATCTAAACAAGAAAAAATTAACATTTTAAGAAGATTTGATGGTGTTGAAACTATTAAAGAATCTAAAAATTTATATCAAGTCGTTAAAAACGAATTGTCAGGTAACTCTACAGTTCAAAATATGAACGAATCAATTGAAAGAACAATTGCTAAATCACCGTCTACGGGAGCAGTTAACTTAATTGAATCTAAAACATATGAGAATCCACAGTTCTTGAGAATGAAAGACTTAATGTCAAAAATAAAATAAAAATAAATTAAAATTAATAAAAACCAAAAAAATGGGAGCATTATTAGAATCAGGTCTAGTTGGTAACATCGGGTTAAAACACCTTAAAGTTATTAAAGAAGACACAATCAACAAATGGGATAAATTAGGATTCCTAGAAGGCCTTAAAGGTCACTTAAGAGAAAACGTAGCTCAATTATATGAGAACCAAGCGTCTTTCTTGATTAACGAAGCTACTTCTGACGGGTCTTCAGGTTCATTCGAAACTGTTGTATTCCCTATCGTAAGAAGAGTATTCTCAAAATTATTAGCGAATGAAATCGTATCAGTACAAGCTATGAACTTACCAATCGGTAAATTGTTCTTCTTCGTACCTAAAATTCAAGGTTACCAAACAGGACAAGTTCCTTCGGCTGATAATGATTACGATGGTTATGGTAATCACTTTGGACCACAAGGTGCTGTAGGTGGTTTATCTGTTGCAGCGGCTCAAGGTCAAGCAGGTACAGATAACGGTTACAATGGAACAACCGCTTTCAAGAAAAATCTTTATGATTTATTCTATGAAGGTTCAGAAGGTCAATTAGACCCTCCAGGATTGTTTGATTATTCTAAAGGTCAATGGTCAGCAGTTACTAAAACTGCGGTTGTTATGGTTTGGTCTAACGGAGAATTAATTGTTGCTGACGCAACTGCATTAGCAAACCAATTTAACGGTCAAAACATTAGAAAAATCATCGTTGCATTATCAGGATTCACAACTGCAGGTACAGGTAAATTAATCGGACCTGATGGAAATGAAGTTGATACTGAAACTTTCTTATCTGATTTAAGAATTTATACATCAGCTCAAGCAACTGCATTCAGTGGAGATTCTCCTTGTGATGTTGTTGGTACTGCTGCGGCACCAAACTCATTATTGTTTAGAGTTGTAACTCAACAATATGGTCAAGGTATTGTTAATAACTTAAACAAACAAGGTACTACTTCATTCCCTGGAACAGGTAGTAATGGAACTTACAATGACGTATGTTCTCCTGAAGGTCGTATCTTCTTAGAAGTTGACTTATCTTGTCCTACTTGTCCTTCTTGTGGAGAGACTTTAGATGGGTATACAGGAACAACTCTTGGAATTTTAACTTCTGGAACTTTCAAAGCTGTTTACAGACGTTACGCTGATATGGAATTTGAAGATAAAATCGGTGAGGTTTCTTTCGAATTAGATTCAGTTACTGTTTCTGTTACAGAAAGAAAATTAAGAGCACAATGGTCTCCTGAGTTAGCTCAAGACGTTGCGGCTTTCCACAACATCGATGCTGAAGCTGAATTAACAGCTTTATTATCTGAACAAGTTGCGGCTGAAATTGACCGTGAAATCTTAAGAGATTTACGTAAAGGTGCAGCGTGGAACTTACGTTGGGATTACAATGGTTGGAGAAGAATATCTGCAACAACAAACTACACACAAAAAGATTGGAATCAAACTTTGATTACTGCAATTAACCAATTGTCAGCACAAATCCACAAATCTACTTTAAGAGGTGGAGCTAACTGGATTGTAGTATCTTCTGAGGTTTCTGCTATTATGGACGATTTAGAGTACTTCCACGTATCTAATGCTTCACCTGAACAAGACCAATATAATATGGGTATTGAAAGAGTTGGAACATTAGCAGGACGTTACCAAGTTTACCGTGACCCTTACTTCCCAGCTAACCAAGTGTTAATTGGACACAAAGGAACATCATTGTTAGACACAGGTTACATCTACGCACCGTATGTACCGTTACAATTGACTCCAACAATGTACAACCCATTCAACTTTACACCGATAAAAGGTATTATGACCCGTTACGCGAAAAAAATGGTCAATAACAGGTTTTACGGACGAATTACAGTTGATGGTGTTAGAACATTCGATTTAAGAGAATTGAGATAATCAAAATCTTAAAATATTTAACAAAAAGGGACTATATGTCCCTTTTTTTTTTGTTTAAAAAATAAACAATTGATTTTTTGGTATAGTTATTGTATATTTATATTATATGAAAAAATTTATACCTACTGACGAAGAGTTAAAAAATATACTTAAAATGTATAATGAAGACCTTTTGGGGTCACATACTATTTCTGAAAAAATAGGAATTAGTAAACCAACAATTTTAAGAATACTAAAAGAAAATGGTATTATTATGGGACCATCCGGTAGAAGAAATATTGGAGGTAGAGAAGTTGCTCAAAAAAAATATGACTCAAAACCTGAAACAAAAGAACGTAAACGAAAAAATTACGACAAATGGTATGAACAAAACAAAGAACATCGTAAAGAATATCTTAAACAATGGAGAACTGAAAATATTGATAAGTGGAAAAAACTTAAACGTGATTACGAAAGAAATCGTAAAGCGAGAGACCCCCTCTATAAACTAATCTCCAATTTCAGAACTGCAATCTACACAGTATTAAAAGAAAGTAATGTGGATAAGTATGGACATTACTTTGATGTTCTACAATACACTCCGGAGGAATTGATTAATCATTTAGAAAAACAATTTAAGGATGATATGACGTGGGATAACTATGGAATTTGGCACGTGGACCATAAATTTCCAATTACATCGTTTGACATACAAGAGATGGGTGACGAGGAATTTATGAGATGTTGGTGTTTGGATAACCTTCAACCGATGTGGGGTGAGGAAAATATCCGTAAATCTAATAAGGTTTTATAGATATTGAGGTATTTATATAAAAAGAAATTTATGAATAATTTATTTGATATATCGAGTGAGGAGAGAAATAGAATTTTAAATCTTCACGAGAGTGCTACCAAGAGACAATATTTAACGTTAGAACAGGTTGCTCAACCCCAATATTATTCTACAACTACATCAAAACCAATTAATACTACTTTTCCGGTTCAAAATGTCGGTGATAATTTTGAGTATGGTAAGACTGAATCTCCAAATGTTAAGTCAAAAATAATATCATTAAAACCTAAAATTGATAAATTTATCAAGGATGATGGTGGTAAAAATTTTCTTATAACTATTACTGCGGGGGAATCTAAGGTTACAAATCCAAAAGGATTTGAAGAAAAAGGGAGTTTAGCGTTGGCGAGAGCTAATTCTGTGAAAGGATATTTTGAAGAAGTATTTCAAGATTTAATTAAAAACGGTGTTTTAACCATTAAAGTTCCTACGGATGTTAGTCAAGTATCTTTAGGAAAAACACTATACGATAAAACTAAGGGTGATATTAACAATCCTGATAAGAAAAAATTATATAATGATGAACAATTTGTGAGATTTACTATTACAGGTAGTGGTTCAAAATGTAATTTTAACTTTGATAATAAAGCTGGTCAAGGGGTCCCTAATTTAGATTATGTAACAACTGATGAGATTTTAGAAGGTAAAGGGGAGGCTACATTTACTCCGGGTCAGATTCCGGATAGATTGGTTATTATGGATAGTCAGGGTAACATAGAAACGGACACAGGGTATATTACGGGTGACGTTAGTAAATACCCGGATTGGAAATATACTCCACTATATGTTTATCTTTTAACTTTGGTAAGTCAAAATAACCCGGTTGCGGTTTCGGGTAGTGAAATATTAACGATAACAGTTACAGATTACGCTGATTTGGTTAAACAATTATTGAATGACCCCAATTCACGTCGTTATGAAAAAATGGGTAGTGAGATAGAACCAGGGTTAAGAGCTATGGCGAGTATGATTAAAAAAGGTATTAAAGAATTTGTGATTTATAAATTATCAAATTCGGGAACCATAGTTCAATTTGATTCACCAAATAATGACAAAAAAATCAAAGTATATTCACCTATCGGGACTGACAAAATTAAAACAGGTTACGGGTTAGTTGGTCGTTGTATTAATTAATACGTTTTGAACTAATTAACTCATAAGTTAATTTATTATCTTTTTCGTAGGAAATATAGGTTTTGATAGTATCGTTTTTAGTAATTTTCATTATAGAAAAAACTTTCTTCTTATAAACTTTAGATAATGAATCTAACAAGACATTGATATCTCTATCGATGTCTTTTATTTTTGGTTTAGTTTGTCCAAAGGATAATGTTCCAACAAGTAATAACGATAATAAAAATAACTTTTTCATAGTGTTTGTATTTTATTTTACAAATATAATTAGATTATTTTGATTTGCCTAATATTTATTAATAAAATATTATATGAAAAAATTATATTTCTTAGACGAAGAAGAAAAAAATAGAATTTTAAATCTTCACGAGAGTGCAACCAAAAACCAATATTTGAATGAGGCGGATGAGTATAGAAACATATCCTTTCAGGAATACAGAGACTCCGGTAAAATACCAAAGGGGGAAGAAAAATATTACCAGGGAAGTGGAATAAAAAGAGTTAAAACTTCTGAGTTCCCAATTAAACCTGTTGCAGCTACCGGTGGTGAATTAGATAAGGCAATTGCTGACCCGGCTAAAAAGGCGGATAGAATCAAAAACATCTCAAAAATTGTGTGTTCACTTGATGGGGATAAAATAACTACTAAAGGTTCTCAATTTAAAGGAACATCTTTTGTCGATTTTAATGCTCGATTTAAACTTACATCTACTGAAGTGGCACAAGCAAAAAAATTATGTTCAACCGGTGGTGATGCAAGATTATATAATATTGCAAAAATTGTGTGTTCGGTTGATGCTACGGGTAAAATTGTTAACGCAAATTCTAAACTTAATGGTACGATGTTTACCGATTATGTTACAACATATAAGTTATCAGGTGCTGAAGTTGCGAAGGCAAAAACATTATGTGGTAAGTTAGGTATTAAACCTGCGGCAAATGTGGCAGATGTGGGAAAAATTAATTCTCCGGCTAACGTTGATGTTAAATCAAAAGTTTCTGCAGCTGAAATTACTCCAAAAATTCAAGCGGTTCAAAAACAATTAGGTATACAAAACGGTACAGGTACTTTAGATGCTGCGACATTACAAGCGATGTTAACAAAATTAGATGGTGTTCTTACACCACCATCACCTGCGGCTGGAACACAGGTACAACAGGTATCATCGTTAACTCCGGTAGGTAATACACAGGTAAGTAATACTCAATCACAACTTGGTGTGACATCAGACCAACTTAATAATACAATAAAACAATTCCAAGCTAACGCAAACAGACCAATATAATGAAAAAAGAAATTTTATCAGAAGAACTAAATGCTATGAAATATCTCTTGGGGTATAAAAGAGGTGTTGTTATATCAGAACAACAAGCACCCCAATTAGGAAGTATTCAACCGTCTAATCAATCTGCGGCAAATATGTTTAAAGATTCTTTGGCTGCAACCAATCAAATAGTGGCAAATAACTCATTTGCCCCAAAAACTCAATCACCCGCACCTGCGACTGCGGCTCCTGTGACTCCTGCTCCGGCAACACCGGCTCCTGCG